TCGTACTCCTCGTTCTCGTCTTGCGGAAGCGGCGGGAGGCTGGCACCCAACTGCTTCTCGATCTCGCGGCGGTATTGGAACGCCACGTGCTCCATGATGTGCGCCTGCAGAGTTGATGTGATCTGCTGCGCCATCGGATTCTGTCCAATCATCTGCGCCATCTTCGGGTCTTGTCCCAAAGCCATGTGCACTGCGATGTGGGCTTCGTGATCCTGATACATAAACGCCTTGAGCGGTTTGCCCGTGATGGCATCCATGTTCTCTGTCACCGGATCGCGAGGCTTCTGATCCTCCGGCATCGGAATGATCTTATCGACGTTCTTCACGCCCAAAGTCTCGATCATCTGGCGATGTAGATACGGAAGATCGTAAAGCTGCGGCGCGGTCTGACTTAGCTGCAACACAGCTTGGTACTGCACCACCTTCTGCGACATGGTGGACGCGTTCGGATCTGAGACCGGAATGACATCGACGTTGTCGTAGTCCGACTTCTTCGCGCTGGCCTTACCAACCTCCGGCTCGTAGCTGTACTCCTCTGGCGTATTGTCTCGGATGATTGTGGCGAGGAGCTTGAACTCCTGTTTCATCGCGTAGTACACGCGAGCCTGCACCGCCGTCATCACCTTCAACACGCGCTCAAGTACAGCGAGTGTCGTGCCCACCGGAGACTGCGAGGACATATCGGAGATCTTCAGATCCGACACCGCAGCGAAGCGGCGGCCTTCCTCGACCACCTTGTCCATCAACATCGCCAAAGTCTGCGATGGCTCCTTATACGGAAGCGGAAGGATGTTGTCCTTGATCGCGCCCGAAGGTACGTCTACGTCTCGGAACTCTCCCGGTGCAATCGGAGTATCGTCTCCCTTAATACGTAGTCCTCGGGACTTAAGTCCTCCGGGGAGATTTGAGAGAGTTCCTGCATCGATAAGTTGTCGAAGGAGGGACGTTGCAGCCTTACTATGTCCCCCGATGAGGTGTATAAGGCCGAAATAGTAAAATCCAAATCCGGGAATGTATCCGTAGTGGACGAAGTGTTGTCGCTTTTCTTTGAGTTCATCGTCTTCTCTCCAGTTTCGTCGAATCGCCAGAATCGTTCCTGTTCCCTTCTCAATCGTCACCACGTACGGTAGTGCGATCCCTGTCTCGTTGTTGTCGTCGTCCACATCCGGATAGCCCGCCAAGTCCAAATTGACGTGCATCTCCAGCAACTGGAACCGGTCGTCCATCGAAGCACTAAAGCCTTGATCCTCGGCCTTCTGCTTCTCGACCTCGTCCATGACACGCATCGGCTCACCGAGATCCACGTCCCGATAGAACCCAGCGTATTGAAGTTTGTGTAGTTCATTCTTCGTCTTACGCATCCGGTGCGTAACACGCTCCGCCGTTTCTAAGTTCGCAGCACCGTAGGGCACCACGATATCTTCGGCGGGGATGTAGATCGAAGTCTGACGACCCAGTGACGGATCGTAGTACACCTTCTTAAACGCGTTACCGGCAAGAGACATGCTGAGCAACATGCGCTCGTGCTCCGGGCGGTACTCCTTCATCACCTCGGTCAACTGATAGTTCATGTCGTCACCGACACGAATCGCAGAATCTTTCTTCTCCGGGGTTTCTTTGCCGACAATCTTGGTCTTCACCGGACCCATCGCCGGGAACGTCTCCATGATCGTCTCAGACTGGAACTTGACCGCACTCTCCATCAGGAGCGGGTGGAACACGCCACACGCACCCGGCCACGGCTCCGTCCGATCCTCGTAGCGAATACCCAGAATCTTCAAACCTTTGACGTAGGTATCCAGCCAGTCTTTGCGGCTCGCGAGGTCCTGCTCGTAGTTGCCGATCAGTTCAGAGGCCATGCTCTGTAGCTCGTTCTCGCTCATGTAGTCGGCGAGGTTGGCATCAAAGTCCTCAGCGCGAGGCTCTGCCTTCTCCAACTCGATCATCATCCCATCGATGCCGATGCGAACCTCTTCAGGGTCCACGATCTCAATCTCAATCGGCTCCATCTCCGCAGCCATAGCCGCGATGCCTTGGGGAGCCTCCATCAAACTTTTATCGACGGCCATTTAAATCTCCTAATAGAACCCAGCGCCTCGGTGGCTCTTGAACCATTTCGTTGGCTCCGGCTCATCCGATGGCAACCTAATAAAGCCCCCCTGCCGAAAGCGCAGTAAGGCGAGCGTGGTCGCGTCCACCAAGTCGTCATTCGACCCGGAGGGGAAATCATTACATTCCTCCACGACCTCCCATGCCCAACGTCTGTCGGGCACCCAGACTATACCCGCCGAAAAGAGGTCCGTCACCGCGTTAACTCGGCTGATCTTGTCTTGGCCCTTACCCGGTGTGAACTCCGATATCGGCACACCCATGCGCCGCATCTCCTGATACAGCGCCGCACCGTTAGATTTCTTCTCCACGATGAAACTATCGGGCTGCCACTCCTTGTACTCCTCCAGCACGAGGGCCTTAAGCTCTGGGAACTCCAAGCGTTCTTTGACCGCATTGAGCAGAATTATGTTGTAGTTCTGCGTGCTCTCGTTCTTAAACACGCCCCACGTGAGCAAGGCGTTGTAGTCCGCACGGGTGTTCTTTTCTTGGGCGGCGTCCAAGGACATGATGATGAACTCACAGGACGGCGGGGACTCTGCCTCCCACGTCTGCCACCACTCCCGTTTGATGAGCGCACCCTCTTCGGAGGTCGGCTCCTGCATGTACTGGGCTTGCCAATACCGCACGTCCATACTGGCCTTTTTAGCCAGCAACTCATCGATCCCCCAGAACTCAGGCCACAGCGGCTTATCGTTCAGAATCGCGGGAAATTCCACCACTTCCCACTCATCCGCATCCTCGTTCTTGGTCATGTGGTCGATGATCTTGCCCGTCAGATCCATTTTGGACCAACGAGTCATCACCACGATGATCGCACCACCCGGCATCAATCGTTGTACGGGACCTGACTGGAACCACTCCCAAGCCGGTTCAAAGACATCCGCACGTCCTTGCTTAGCTTCCTGCTCAGAGTGAGGGTCATCAATAATAAAAAGGTCGGCACCGCGACCAGCAAGAGCACCGCCGACACCAATAGCGAAGTACTCACCGTTAAAATTAGTGCCCCAACGAGAAGCACTCTTTGAATCAGCCTGAAGCTCGACGGTAGGGAAAATATCACGGTACAGGTCACTCCCGACCAAGTTACGCACACGCCTACCGAAGTTCACCGCCAGATCGGCAGTGTGGGAGGCCATAATCACTTTCTTCTGCGGGTATTTGCCCAGAAACCAAGCAGGGGCAAGGTAAGAAATCATTTCAGACTTACCATGTCGCGGCGCAATGTTAACAATTACGCGCTTTTTTACCCCATCGGCTATGTCTTCAAAAATCTTGGCGAGCCGTTTGTGGTGAGGGCCGACCTTATAGCCGGGATATACGTGATGTATAAAGTCGAGGAAGGAATCCTTGCCCAACTTCTGCGTAATCTGGCTTTGATACTGCTTCAGGAGGGTCGCCACCCGCCGTTTCTCTTTGTCCGGCAGGTTTGGCAGCGCCAACTTCAGCTTTTGCAGGTTTTCAGCGGTGAGTTGCACTAGATTTAGTCTTCGACCAGCGATTTGATGCCAAATTCTTCTTTGCCCCACAGCCCAATCGGGCAAGACGTGTCAGCAAGCCGGGTTTTCCCCTGAATAATGCATCCACACTGCTTGCAGATGCCCAATTTGTTGTGTTCGCACGGGTCGCAGTACGAAAGGCGGTCCTGCACGGTCTCTTTAGCGGCCAACTTAACCACCGATTACCTCCTTTTCCTCAATCACCCGGTACTCGATACCCTCCAGCACCGACATAAGCTCTTTTTCCACCTCTTCGATGGGCTTAATGATGTGTGTGGTCTCCGTCCGCTTCTTGAAAGCGTCTACACCATCTACTTCACCAAGCTTGGAGAGCGCCTGAATACGGGTTTTGCTCTCTGAGGCGTTGTTGTACTCATCCAACAGAGCGTTTACGACAAAATTCTTCAGTTGGACGAGGTCTTCGACCACTTCAAAGTCGTATTTTGCCACCATTCCGGCCAGTACCGCCTTAGTACTGTCCCGTAATGCATTGTAATTTGGGCGTGTTTTAGGGTTTTGGATGATGTCTTTGGCAATTTTCTTGCCTTCTTCGACATCGGAGGGGTCTACCTGCAGGGTAGTGCCGGTCATCTCACACAAATCGGTGATGGTATGGGCTATGCCATCCAGTTCTTCACGGGCAGATAGCTCCGGCAACGCATCGGATGCGTTCTTGGGAAGAGGGATGTCCTCTTCTATGTCTGGCACGTGTGGTTCCATCTGCATGGGGTTTGGCCCAAGTTGTTGGATATATAGCACAGAAAAGGGCATGGAACCAAATTTAAAGCGGGGTGGGTTTTTATACAGAGGGGGTGGGGGTAGGTTGGCTGGGTTTTGAAAAGTGTGGTGTCGTTTGTGTAAATCCAAGGGGTGTGGGGGAGCGGGGGGGCCCCAAAAATTTCCGGGGGGTGGCGGGGGAGTGGGGTCGCGCTGACAAGATTTTGCAACGTAAGTTACGATTCGTATAATGGGAACTGTCGAGGCAATACCGCCCGACACAAACGGAGAAAGCATATGAAGATCATTCAAGAGGCCAATCGTTCTGCACGTAACAACGCGAAGAGTGTGGCGATCATCATTAAGCGTGATGGCAAGCGTGTTGGTGAATTGGTCAAAGCACTGCAGAAAGCTGATATCAACGTGCTCCATGTTTCAGTTGACGCCAACTCGTACAACGTCCGCGTTACTGGATCGCGTGCTGATCTCGATGTGATGTTTGGTGTACTGCGCCGAGCAGGACTGACGCCGAGCAGTAGACCGGAAGAGAAAGAGCAGTACTACACCACGTTCTGGAATTTCCCTACCGGATTCCGCGAATACGTCTGGATCTCGTTTGCTTCCACGTCATGCAAGCGTGTGCAAGTACGAACGGAGATGCAGGAAGTGCCGGTCTACGAAACGGTCTGCGAAGAGTAACAACCACAACGGGCGGGACTGCAAACCGCCCACTTTTAAACGGAGAAAGCAAATGACTATCTACATTTCAAAGTACGTTCACGTCGAAGTGCCTGACTACGAAGTCGAGATCGAGATTGAGCCTGAAGAAGTGCTCGGCGAGATGGACACCGACGAGATACTGGATTACGTGATTAGCAACCATGATGCTGAGACCATCCTTAGCAAGTTGGACACTATGGATGTCATCGAGCATCTCGTGAAGCGTGACAGCCTGCCGCGCCTGCTGCGCCGCATCGCTGAAGGTCTGGAATCAGTAGGTTAATCACAACGGGCGGGACTGCAAACCGCCCACTCTTTCGAGGCACACATGAACGGACTAATCTGGTTTGGCACTGCATTGTTTCTCGTCGGCATTGTGATCGGTTCTGCAGATGTGGCGATGATCGCACTGGGCATGACGGGAATCGTTGTAATCGTTGAAGACATCATTCACCAGAGGAAAAGCAAATGAACATGTTTGACGCAGTGATGATTGCTGAAGGCGAGATCGAGGCAGACGAAGACAAGCAATTGGAAGCGTGGCAGTTCCTGCATGACTCAGGACTTGCCTACCAACTG